AATGGACAATTACCAGCAGTGACTGGAGATCAGGCAGCATTAATAGGTACACCCAGACCCTTGACAGGACCGTACCAACATGTTAATATATTAATAGGTACACGAATATAACATGGCATACATGGGATCAGATGGCAATTACATTGCTGCAAAACCTAAAAAGACAAGACAGGGTAATTCACAGAATACAAAACTTTCTGCTACTTCTCGTAACAATGCTAAGAAGCGTTACAGAGGACAGGGCAGATGAATTCTGACGAATTACTGAGAATTGCTTCAGCACTTGAGAGGATCGCAGATGCTTTTGAGAAAGAGTTGCATATTGATATTGATCATGCCCACATAGATGATATCGGTGAGATACACGGTGACGTGATAACTCATCCGAAGCAGTTTTAGGGCGAGGTCTCCGACCCGAAAACACCGAGGGACTCTAAAGTACTACACAAATTATGAAAATTAATAAAATAGAAGTTGATGAAGATCGTGATATTATTATAATAGATGAGGCTTTCAACTTTGGTGAGCACCAAGTACTTTACGATACTTGCATGACGTTGAGGTATACTTGTGCGAATTCAAGTAACTTTGATATACAAAATATTGCTGATAGAAGACTAACAGCAAACATACCTCAACTTATTGAAAGTAAGTTAATGGATAATGGTGCTGAAGGTGAACGGTATAGAAGATCTATCTGTCCGACATGTGGTGAAGAAGAGCATAAAAAACATGGGGATGTTTTAAAACTACCTGAAGATAATATATGCTCTGCTATTTTTCATAATAATGATCGTATGCAGAATTTCTCTCAATTCATTCCTCCAGATAAATATGAATTTGCAAATGCATATGTTAATATGGGACTAGTGAATGACTCTCATGAAATCCACGTAGATGCTCCTACAACAGGTCAAGGGATAACTATGCTGGTTTACCCTAATCTTGAATGGGAAAGTAACCACGGTGGCGAGACGGTCTTCTACGAGGAAGATAGAACTGAAATGGTATATCTAAATCCATATGTACCAGGCAGAATATGTATTTTTGATGGAAGTATTCCTCATTGTGCAAAACCACAAGCATTAGTTGGACCTAAGTATAGGTTTACCATTGCATGTAAATTTATCAAAATAAAAGAAGAAGAAGGAGATTTACTAATGTTGGATAGGGATGCAGAAGTAGAAGATAGAGAGAACGTTTTTTAATGTATCAAGCACTTCCACCAGAATTACATGTTAAAGATAGTCCTATCTCAGGACAAGGACTATTTGCTAAAGCAGATATAGATGCCATGATGTATCTTGGTATCTCTCATGTTGTAGTGGATGATGATATTATGAGAACTCCTTTAGGTGGGTTTATAAACCATAGTGAAGATCCAAATTGTGTGAAATGGTATGAAGAAGAGGATTGGGGTAAGATCTATCATATGAAGACAATTAAGCCTATTAAGAAGGGAGAAGAGTTGTTTTTAAAGTATACATTTTACAAAGTTACATAAAACTCGCTAAATAACTACTGACTCCGTATATTGTCGGTAAATGGCGACCAAGTTGTCCTTCAAGGACATTAATATTAGTTTTAAGAAGCATCCTGTTACTGGTGACCTTGTTGTCAGTAGGGATGCTTCTGCTATTAAACAGGCAATTATAAATTTATTACTTACAAACAAAGGTGAGCGTTTATTTCAACCAGATTACGGTTCTGATATTAGAAGTCAATTATTTGAACCCTTAGACTACGCTACTGCTGCAAGTATAAAGAGTTCCATATTATATACTATAAGAACATTTGAACCAAGAATTAGTATAGTAGAACTTATATGTTCTCCAGACTATGCAGACAATGGTTTTAGTGTTGAAATGACATATGTTATAACAGGTTCTGATGAACCGCCAACAAATGTAGAATTCTTCCTAGCTAGAACAAGATAATGCCCTATACCCAAGTAAACAATTTAGACTTTACTGATATAAAGACTGCCATCAAGGAATACATGAGGGCAGAGACAGATTTTACTGATTATGACTTTGAAGGATCTGTTGTCAGTCAATTGATTGATGTATTAGCATATAATACGTACTACACAGCGTTTAACGCTAACATGGTAGTCAATGAACTGTTCTTAGATTCATCCACCTTGAGAGACAACGTGGTTGCTCTGGCGAAACAGATAGGGTATGCACCGAAATCTATTACAGCACCAAAGGCAGCAATTAATTTACAGTTATTGTTCACTGGTACAGCACCTAGTACAATTGTACTAAAAGCAGGTACAGGATTCATTACAAACTACGATAACACTTTATATGAGTTTATTGTTGCAGAGGACTATAGGAAGGAAGTTGTTAACGGTACTGCCACTTTTACTGATTTGCCTGTATATGAGGGTTCTTTAATTCTTGACAGAACTACAGTAGATACATCACTTAAGAATCAAAGGTTTATTATTAATAATAGTGGTGCAGATGTTAGTACACTTAAGATAAAGGTATTTGAAGCAAATAATTCAACTGTATCAAATACTTATGAGAAAGCAGATAATATCTTATCTGTTGGTTCTAGTGATAGAGTATTCTTCCTTAGTGAAGTAGAAGATGAGAAATATGAAATATTCTTTGGTGATGGTGTATTAGGAGAGAAACTAAGTAATAACAATGTAGTTGAAATTTCATATGTTACTACTAGTGGTGCTTCTACTAATGGTGCAAAGACCTTTACATTTAACGGAACTATCACTGATGGTGATGGTAATGCAATAAGTGTTCCGTTTTCCGTAAACTCATTAACAACTTCTTCCGCAGCAAGCGGAGGAGCAGAGATTGAATCTGTATCTAATATCAAATTCAATGCTCCTAAGTATTTTGGATCGCAGAATAGAGCAGTTACTTCCAATGATTACTCTGCTATTGTCCGTAAGATATATCCTGCAATCAGTGATATTATAGTATTTGGTGGTGAAGAGCAAGAACCTCCTGCATATGGTAAAGTGTTCCTTTCTATTAAACCAACTGAAGCAGCATCACTCTCAACGTTTACTAAAAACCAGTTGACGACTGAACTTAAGAAGTATACAGTTGCTTCTATTAGACCAGAGTTTATTGATCCTTCTATTCTTTATATTGAATTGAATAGTGGCATTTACTTTGATAGTACAAAGACTAAGTTACTCACTACTGATATTGCGTCAAAAGTTTCTAAAGGTGTACAAGACTATTTGAAAACATCAGGAACAGAGAAGTTTAACGGTAAATTTAGGTATAGTAAATTTGTTAGTGTCATTGATGGTGCGGATCGTGCTATCAGTTCAAATGATACTTCAATAACTATGAGGAAAGATTTTATTGCACAGATAAACTCATCTTCATACTATGAAATATGTTATAAAAATGCGTTCTTGAAAGATTGTGATTCTTCAGTGGTTTCATCTACTGGCATGACAGTCTTTGAACATCCAAGTTACACTGCATATCTAGAGGATAGAAACGGTAAATTGGTGCTATATAGACTAGACTCCATCACTGGTGATAAAATCCTATTGAATGATTCAGTGGGTGATGTTGATTATGATAAGGGTGAAATTAAAATTTATGATTTTACTATCTTAAAAGGAAGTTTTTCTGACAATCGTATTGAACTACGAGTGAAACCTGCCAATAAAGATATTGAAGTAAAGCGTGAGATGTATCTGGATGTAGATGTATCAAATAGTAAATTCATTGCGTATAAAGAGTAGTGCCAAAAACTGCGAATAAAGTCTCATTTTTAATTGAGTCTCAATTACCTGATTTTATTAACGAAGAGTATGAACTGTTTAGTAAGTTCATACAAAAGTATTATGAGCAGAATGAAATTCAAGGTCAACCGTTGGATGTTATCAGTAACCTCCAACAGTATCGTGATATAGATTTTTATGAGAAGAATGTATTAAAGCAGTCTACTACTACCAATGCATATGTACAGGATGTAGATAAAACAATTAATGTTGTTGATGCATCGTCTTTTCCTGTTAATGGTGGTTATATTAAAATTGATGATGAGATCTGTTTCTATAAAAGTAGGACTGACACACAGTTATTAGAAGTAAGTCGTGGTGTAAGTGGTAATACAAAGATTGGTGATCTTTATGAGAAAAGCACTTTTGTAACAACACAGGCAGATAATCATATACTAGGGTCTACTGTACAAAATATCAGTAACCTATTCTTATATTCATTAATCAAAAGTTTTGAGAAACAATATCTTGATAATTTTCCAGAAGCATATCTGAAAGGAGATATTGATAAGAGAACTCTTATTAAGAATATAACATCTTTTTATAAAGCAAAGGGAACAGACGATTCAGTTAAGTTCTTGTTTAAGTGTCTTATTGATAATGATCCAGAACCATCAATACTTTATCCAAGAGATCATACATTAAAATCTTCAGATTCTAATTGGATTAGTAATTACTCAATCAAAGCAAAGGTTTTATATGGAAATGTAAATGATTTAATTGGTAGAAAGATCACACAGACAACAGGAGATTATGCTTCTGCTATTGTTGATAACATCCAATATGCTGGAAAGTATGATGGTGATGATTTATACGAACTAATATTATCGGAATCTAGTGTTAATGGTGTATTTTCTGTTTCTACTAAAACAACATTAAGCAAATCTATAGAAGCAACACTAGGTGTTGGTGATAGAGTTAATGTTTTCTCCACAATGGGGTGGAAAAACGAAGGAAAGTTTATTATTGATAGTGAAACCTTTACATTTAGTGATAAGAATGTAAATCAATTTATTATTAAGTCCAGAACAAGTAATGGTACATACAACGTTGGAGATGTTGTAACATTTGGTTCTGATGTAAGTGGTAACGGAGTAGAATTACTAGTCTATGGTGTTGTATATAATTTAGAAGCAGATACTAAAGTTCCTTACTCAAGTTCTGGTGACACCATTGATATTTCTGAGTCTGGTTTCCTTACTGATGATATAAAAATATTTGATACACAGAATAATCTTAGATGGACTATTGGTGGTACTACACCTGCTATTGCTGATTTAAATTCTAATGTCTCTGCAATATATGAAGATGTTGATTCATATTATATTGCATCGTCTGGATTTCCATCACATACTATTGGAACGTTACCTTCAGATGCAGCAGATCAGAAACATTTAAAGATTATAAGAAAGAAACCAATATCTACAACTGAGTCTTATGAGACTAAGTATAGAGATGTTGGTATTGCTACTAATGGAATACCATTTTTGAGTTATAAGGATGAAGAAGTAATACTCAATGGTCCTCTTCAGAAAATTGCTGTAGATGTAAGAGGTAATGGATATAAGAAACCACCTTTTGTTTTAGTTGATGGAGTTGATAACTTAGCAAAGGTAAATCTTGCTGGTGAAGTTGTTGAATCTGTAACAATTGATACATTTGGTAGTTATACATCTGTTCCTACAATTGAAATATTGTCTGGTAGAAATGCACAAGTAACTCCTATTGTTACAAATGGTGAAATTACTAGTATTTCTATTGATAATGCTGGTGAGTACTATTCTTCTCCACCTGAAGTTAGAATCTCTGATTTAGCAGGTAGAGGACAATTTGCTGTTTATACAACAGAAGTATCAACTGCTGGTCAGTTGACTAATTTGGTTAAAGTTAATGGTGGTAAGGGATATACTTCAGGTAATGTTTTGATAGATATCATTCCTGTAGGATCTGGTGCTGTTGCGACTGCTACTATTAAAGAGTGGAGAAAGGATAGATTTAAGAAAACAACTGTAGATTCTGAGAATGGTACTTTCTTTTATAACTATGTTACTTCTGTAGGACAAGGATATGGTTATCTTGCATCTCCTACTACATTAAGGTCTGGTGATAATGGAACTAATCATTCACCTATTATAGGGTTTGCATATGATGGCAACCCCATATATGGTGCTTATGGTTACTCAGATGCTTTAGATGCATCTAGTTCTGTTTCTAAAATGACTAGTAGTTACATGCCAGTAACAACTAGAGTTGATGGACCTGATGAAACCACTTATCCAATTGGCACATTCATAGAAGATTGGGTGTATGTTCATGACAGAGGATCATTAGATAGAAATAATGGTCGTTACTGTATTACACCAGAATTTCCAAATGGTACGTATGCATACTTCATCACATGTGATGGTACGGATACTCCAGTATTCCCTTATGTTGTTGGTAAGTGTTACTATTCATTACCAGTTGATTCTAATTACAATTCAACGTTAAATCAATATGATTTACCAACAAATGCTAAGAGACTAAGAACTACTGATATAGAAAATAACGGTGATGGTACATCTTTACAAATACAAGATGTAACAACTGGTAGTATATCATCTGCTACCGTAGAAACATCATCTGCTACATTCTCAGTTGGTTCTCAATTAATTATTGATGAGAGTGGTACTGGTGGTTCTGATGTTAAAGCAGAAGTTGATTCGGTTACAGGTAAATCAGTAATCTCAATTGAGTCTCAAACTGATAAAGTATTGTTTGTTAATTTGACTAGTAATGCATATCTCTTTGATGGTGATAGGGTCACACAAGGGTCTGCAACAGGGCGTATAGTTGGTAATGTATTCTCTGCTACAAAGTTCCCTATTCGCTCTGTAACTGGCACATGGAGTGCTACAGGAACTCTTACATCTGATACAGAAGTTCTTACATTGCTTTTAGATCAAAATGCATCATACACAAAGGGTGCAATTTTGTCATTGAACGATGGTGTAAATCTTCCTGTTGCTAAAGGAGAAGTTTTAGAAACAACATCATCACAAAATAGTGTTAAAGTAAAAGTTACACAGACAGGTTTTACAATATCATCTACATTGTTCTTGTCTAGTTCTAATCTACTTAATACACCTGGTTCAAAAATTATTTCTATTACATCATTAAGTGAAAATTTAGGTATTAATACAATACAAGATAATGTTGCTTTACTCTCAACAGGATCAAACCACGGTGTTGCTGAAGGTGAAATAATTACTGTTGATGTAAATCCTAACGATACCTCTACTACAACAGAATTGCAAGTAACTTCTGCTGTTTATCAAGAAGCAGTCCTTGAAACACCTGTTGTAGCAACGACTCTCAACGACAGTGGAGTTGGAAGATTTGAAATATTAAATGGTGGTAATAACTATACGGTTGGTCAATATAATGACATTGCTTTGTCAGGTGGTAAAGGATCTGGTGCAAAAGCATCTATAAAGGTAGAACAGATAGGAAACAACACACCAGTTACTGAAGTTGTGATCACTGATAGAGGATCAGGGTATGAAAAGTTTGATATTCTTACAGTTGGTGATAGTGATTTAAACAAAACTGATACTAATGAACCAAGATTGCAAATAAGTGTTGATCATGCTGGATTCTCTAAGGAAAGAACAGATCTTATAGTAACCAGTGCAATTGGTTTTAGCGTAAATGATAAACTTGTTATTGGTAGTGAAGTTGTAACTATAACAAGTATTACTAGTAATACATTTACTGTTACTAGAGGATCTAAACCAGCAGATCATTTTAATGGTGTGACTATTACTTTACAGGATGCAGGTTTTACATTAAGTAGTGGATATTTAATTAATCAATATAGTGGTTCAGATTTAACACAACCATATGTTGTATCATATGATACAACAACACAGAAGGTTGTATTCAAGTATGGATATGGAGTAACACCTAGTTTATTGACATTGAGTTCTGTTTTTAGAGATCAAAGTCAACCTGCTAATAGATTAGTCAATATAGCAAGTGTCAGTGAACCTATTACTGCATTTGAAATTGATGGTGAAAGAAACAAAATTGTAAACATTAAAAATTACTACAAGTATAAATTTAATGTTTCACACTCTTCCATGATTGGTAAGAAGTTTGACATATCACCTAGTATTAATTTTAATATTGTTGCAGTAGAAAAAGAGATACCTAACCTATCTGAAGTTAATATTAAAGTTGGTTTTGGTTCTAGAACTTATAACAATACATATTCATCAAAAGTAAACAGTCAATATAATAAATTCTACTATTTTGATCAAAATAATATTGTTAATGCAGAGGGTTCATATTTAAATGTTATTGATGATGATCTACAAGGTGAAAAAACAGCATTATATGTAACACCAACAAAAATTTTATATTCTACTGTTAATCCAGTTACCCATGATGGCACAGGATCTATCAGTTATACAACTAAGTCATTATTTGCAGTAGGTAATATTAATTCCATTAGAGTAACTAACGTAGGAGGTAATTACAAGAAACTTCCTATAGTTACTGGTATTATTAATTCAGAAGGTAATATTGATAATACAGTTAAGTGTTACTTGTCAAGCAATGATATTGGTATACCTTCTAATATAAAAATTATTAGTAACGGTGGATTATATCACAACGATACTAGTTTACAATCTACATTTAGATCAAATAATATATTTACACTATCTGATTTTAATGAAAAACCATTTAGTGTAGGTGAGACTATTATTCAAAAATCTGGTAGTGTGGAAGTTGCTAGAGCAAGAGTTACATCATGGACAGAAGGAACTAATATACTCATAGTTGATAAAGTCACAGGTATTTTTAGAATTGATCAAAATATAATTGGTCTTGCAAGAAATCAAATTGCAAAACTAAAGAGTATTAGTTTTACTGAGTTCTTACCTACTATTCAAACTGATTTTGACAACGTAGGATTCTATAGTTCAGATGCTGGTAAACTTAGTGATGCAAATCAAAGATTGCATGATTCTTATTACTATCAAGATTTCTCTTATACTATAAAATCAAAAACTTCAACTGATACTTGGAGACAACTTATAAAAGAAACAACTCATCCAGCAGGTTTCCAATTGTTTGGTGAAGTTGTAATTGAATCAGAAGTTGATGCTAAGATGACTGATAACACTGCTATGAGTAGAGTTTCAGTAATTCAAGCATGGGATCCAAGTAAAAATAAAATTACTGTAGAGAGTGTAAGAAAACAGATTACACAAAACATCATTTTGATGGACAATTTGAATGTTGAGAAAGGAGTTGGGTCTGTTGCATTAGATGCAATCAATACTAGTGAAATTATTGGTGAAGAAGTATATTTAAATGCAGCATTTAACGGTTCATTTGGTAATAAAGGTAATCGTGAAGGTCAAAAACAATTTACTTTAGTAGATATTAACAACAACGCTATTACACCATTTAATGATCAAGCATTAGTCATAACTTTAGATGGTATATTACAAGAACCAGGTAAAGCGTACACTATACTAAATGATAATATTACATTTGCTGAAGCACCATTGACAGGTGTTACATTTTATGCTAATAAATTCCAATTTAAAACTAGTGCTTTAAATAATAAATATCTGAAAAAAATTAGAAATATCTTCCAAAGAAATGGTAGATGGTTAGATGCTTCTAATCAGATTGAGAGAAATAAAGAATTTATTCAAGAGTCAACTCTTGCACACATAAAAACAGTTCATCCTACACTTGCTTGGAACTCATTAAGTACAAAATGCTTTAGAGACATTGGATTTATAGTAGATGCATTAGCACATGATATAAGATTTGGTGGTAATGAAAAAACTATTGTATCATTAGAAAAATATTTCAATAATGGTATATTAGATTATATTGATGGTGAGTTAGAACCAACAATAGAAGCATTTCAATATGCTGTTGGACTTGCTAAACAGGCAATTAATAATGAGTTATCTGGAGGATTTGCTGATTCTGATATTCTTACAGATAATGGTCCTATTAAGTGTGCAGATGTTCTTGCTGCTTTAGATACTCTATCTGAAGTTGTAAGAGTTATTCTTACTACTGGACCTGATTCTGTTGCTGTTGGATATCCAGACTATTTCAATGGTGAGAATACCATATTTGATTTGTATTATGAAGATGGTACACCAGTTGATACCGAAACCAATGAAGATTTGTGGATTGCTTTAAGTGGTGTCCTACAAGTTGGAGATTCGTATAGTATTGATAGAACAAATATACCAAATAGAATTATATTCTCAACCCCTCCTATATGGGGTCAGTCAAAGAATACTAAGACTGTATATGAAGGTTTAGCAGTTGAAAGATTCTTTGGTCAGGGTATTGGATCTTATAATAAGTTTAGTATTAGTATTAATAGTGCTGGTACAGGTCCGTTCTTGATTGTAAATGATAATGATGATATTAAATCCATTGATAATAGTACATTTGTATTTGTATTCTTAGATGGTGTATTACAGATAGAAAATAAGTCTTATACTATTAGTGGACCTTCTATTAGATTCCATAAAAGCATTTCGCCACAAAATAATGTAGATATTATAAGTCTTTATGGTAGAGAATCTGAAACGACATTGACTTTATATGATTATGAAAGAAATCAATATTACAATGAACTTTTACTAACATGTGATGCTGGTTCTCCTAATGATTTCATTAATTGGATTTCTTGGTACAATCTATCACATAATGATCATCAA